TCTTAATTGTATAGCGATATGTTCTAACACTTTCGGTTAAATATTGACGTAGGCTCTTCATTGTTTTATTCCTGTTCTATTATTTATCAATTTACTGGTTTTTTGTTTGCCAGAATACTCTTGAGAAGTTCATTACGATCCACTAAGCTACCCTCACCTAGTGGAACATTTGCAATCTCTTTATCTTTCTCAACATTTTTTTGATCTAGACTTGCTTTTTTCAACTGCAAATCAATCATTTTTAATTTCTTGTTAATCTTAGCCGTCTTAGCAGTTATAGCATGTCCTAACATTGTACCAGCACTATTGAATATCTCACTAGCAAATCTGCTATCGACTTGCATCCCCAAATCCATTAAATCTTTATAACTGTCTTGAGCCAGTTTTGCCAACTCATCCATCTCAGTATCGCTTGCTTCTAATCCGCGAACTTGAGGTAATGCTTGTTCTATCTTATCTAAAGTAGAGTATGTTTCTTGCGTTACTAAATCCATATCTGTACTGAGTATGGGTTCAGTTAATGATGATTCCTCTGTAGGTAAATCAAACAATTCTGATAATTTTTTTGTCATGCTATTTGTCCATAATAGCAGTATTTATTACTTACGTCTACCGTTATAAAACAAGTCATCCTCTGTGATTACACGGAATGTAAATCCATATTGTTTACAGTATGCTTTAGCACTAGCCCACTTGGCGTGATTAATAGCAACAATTGCTATATCTCTTGCGCTAGCCTTTCTACTTTCAATCAGGCTTTGTTTTTTAGGTTTGATCTCTACAATTTCAGCAAACTGTTTTCCAAACTTGTTTTCATATAGTATAAAGAAGTCTGGAATATAATTAGTAACTTTACCTGTTAAAGGATGACGATAGGGGATACGTATTGATTCGCTTGCCCATTTAATTACATTCTTGTTGCCGTCACAGAATTGCATGAATGTGAATTCCCATCCACTACGATATCTAGGTGTATGATTACCAATATACTTATCAGGATTTCTAGGCACAAATATGCCCTGTGCAAAGTTTGCCATTATACTACCACGTTTCTAGCTACTACTTGATTAGGTTGAGGAATAGAACTCACACCATATAAAGTTGTTTTGCTTTTCAAACTGTTTAGATAGTATGCAACTAATGCGTTAGCAGTAGATAACCCATTAGAACCTTTAATTTCTTCTAACAATATCAATGGATTTTCGCCAGTGATATTAGAAATTCTAAAAATGATTGTTGTAAAATTTTTAGCTACGTTTTCGCTTTTAGATAGCGAATAAAAATAACTATATATAATTTCATATTGATTAGCCTCTACAACTAAATCAAAATTATAAAATTGATCAAATACACGTACTGTGTTATCTAACTGACTTCTTGGTGCATCTATTGTTTGTGCCATAATATACCTCGTAAAAGTATTTATGTAACTTGTTTAGGTGTTGATCTAATATCGCTGTATGCCCCATTAATAGAGTTAGGAGCATTCCTAATTGCGCTGGCTGCTTGAGTTGGGAAATTAAATGCAGTGTTCCGATTAGGTGTCCCCTGTAAAGCATTAGTAGCTATACCCATTGCGTCTGCCTTTGCAATTCTTAATATATTTTGAGGATTTTTAAAAGTATTAGCCGCGGTGCCAGCTTTCTGTACTGCTCCTACAATATTTCCGTTCTCTAAATCATCTAGTATCCCACCGGCGGCATCAACAAGACCACCTTGACCTAATATAGTTGCATTTGAACCGGGACGAGCGATAGGACTTAGTACAGTATCATAATGATCATTACTGCCAAAACCTTTAACAATATCATACGGCTTACGACCATCAACTGCACCTTCATAATATTTTACAGTTTCATAATTCAAAGTCATTTGATTTTCCATCACGCCACCACCTTCACTATAATTGTACGTGTCATGGCTAAAACTTTCAATGATAGGATTAATTAGTCTATACAAAGAAAAACTATGTTGGTTGAAACCGTATATATTAATACCCTTAAAGAACGGTGCTTTGCTTATGCCTAAACTTGCGGCTGAGTTAGTTGCTGGACTATTACCAGTCTCACCTATGTATCCCCAGTCATCATTGCCAGTGATAGTAGGATCGTAAATATTTCTACGATTTAAATTATATCTAACTGCATTGTCGCCACCAAACGTAGCTGCAACACCGCTAATAGTTGTATTGGTATTACTATCCAATTGTGTTGCATCTTTGTAGTAATATGTATAGTACGTATACCATAATTTTTTAATTAAATTTTGATTATCGTCATGGAATACAACGTTAATAGGATCGTATTTTATTTTAGTTTGCACTACTCGTTTACGATTGTATTGGTTTAGTGTAGCTAAATCAAATGTATACTTAGGTAGTTGTATATTTTTAACGGCTAATCCAAAATTTTGATCTTGAGGCCAACCTTGTGTAGCACCGATGTAGTCTTTGTTAATATCAAAGTAAACATGGAATAGAAACTTAAACTTGGGTGAATACCCATAAGCATTTGTTCTAAATGTTTTACTTGCGTGTTGGTAATCACGCAAGTATTCATTAGTAAAGAACGATGTTGCGGCGTCAGTTAATAGGTTTTGAACGAACCCAGCCATTAATTACTCTTATTAACCGATACCAGTAACTGCTGTACCACCAAATGCACGACCTACATTTGTACCGATACCAGAAGTCAATGGTGACTGAATTGCATTATCAAATCTCACGCTTAACTGAATTGTAGCTGGATCACTTGTTTTGTAATCCAAGTTATTATAGTTGGCTGTTTTAATAAAGCATCCATACAATTCCCAGGTTTCTAATACAGAAGGTGTAAGAACACCGTTACCACCGTCAAGAATTTCATAATTGATTTGAAACTTGTAATCTTGTGCAGTTGCGGCACTAGCTTGTTCAACAAAGTCCATTTGTTTCTGAATTTGTTGTCCAACCAATTTACTAACGTTGCCTTGAGCATCGTCACGTAGATTAACTGTAGTTTCTTGCCATGCATGTTTACCTGCAAGATAAATTCTTGAGTTATATACATCTAAGGTTACTTCATCAAATTGAACTTGGGGACGAGTAATATCCATTACTTGTTTCGTTAATTCTGTAGTGGAACCACCTACACCAAAGTTTAAGAACAATGCTCTAAAACGATATTGTAGTTTAGGCATCAATAGACCTTGTGCGTTGGTAGCATTATCCGCTGCAACGGTCATATTGAACAATGATTGTGAGGCTGTTGCCATATTTTATTCTCCTATATCTTTATTTATCTTTAATTCACCCCTGTCTCCAAGGGTGAATATTCTTACTGAGCGTTTGCTAATTCACCTGTATTCAATACACGAACCGGAATGTAAATAAACTCAGCTGCCTTGACTGGTTCAATAGCAACGTCAATCCACAATTCATTTCTGTCAATACGAGCAGGTGTGTTGTTGCTCTCATCGCATACAACCAAATAATCATACAAACCTCGTTTTGCAACTAGGTCGATGAACAATGATTGAACTACACCGCTTATTTCATTACGTGTTACTGCATCGTTAGGTTCAAATACGAACGGACGAGCCGCAATTTGCAATCTTTCACGAATATAGCAAACCAATCTTGCTACGTTAATACGATCCAGTGCTGATTGACTATCAAATGAGTTCTTATTACCGTAGTTCAATAAGCCAACACCTGTAAAGTATGCTAATGGATTGATTTGATTTGTATATAATACATCACGAATACTCATACGATTCTTAACAGTCTGGAACTCACCAGTAGTAGCATTTAAGTAACCAATGTTTGTAGCATTGTCAATTGTGCCACGGCGTGTGCCTGCTGGAGCTAACCAAGGATAAGCAATAGTGTCATTACGTAAGAATGTGCGTAACATCATATGACTTGCAGGAACGACAACTGCGGCGCCTGTTAAATCTGTAGTGATACCACTTGGATAGAATACACCCAAGTAACTATCACGTGTTACCCATCCTTCTTCGCCTGTGCTTGTTGCGCCGGCTGCATTGGTTGCCCAATTTGTTAGATCGGTCGCTTGATCAGGTAAGCGCAATGGAGTATCACCAATAATATATGCAGTATTGTTACGGTCATTATTCAATGTAACCATGTCTGGTTGTAACTCTGGATATCCAGGAGCTGCGATAAGATTAAAGAATGTATCTTCTTCTCTTATACTTTGATTTGTTCCAATAGCCGCTTTGATTGATTGAACAACTAAATTACGCTGTGCTTTACGGCCCATGTATGCTGCACCGTTAGATTGCAAACCACTAACACTTACCCATGTATATGAGTATGTTGGTAATACTGCAGGTGATGGATAGTTATTTGATGTAAAGTAATTTGTTCTAAATTGTTTTACATTATAACCACTACGGCGAGTATTGAATAATAACATACCTTGTGGATATAGTGCTGGATCTGGTGCATCTAAATCTAAATAATCACTTTCAAGTAATGTTTCAATGCTTACTAGAGGATCATTTACTGGGTCAACAGTTCCTACATTACCCCAACGAGCATCGGCAAATAATACACCGTTTTGACTTGTTTGATCAGATGTATCAATGCTTACCCACTGGTTTGTACCATCAACTTCTTCCCAACGATATAATTTAGGATAATTTTCTAAATCACCACTATCAATCCACAAATCACCATATACAAGTGCAGTACCGTCGCTTTGACCTGTTAATGGATCTGGCTCAGTTGGACTAATAATCGGCCCATTTGGATCAGTAGTATTAGAACCAGAAGCTGATGGGTTACCTGTGCTATCATAATTTACATTTCTGTAACCGTACCATGCACCGTCTTTATTTACCATGATATCTACTTCAGATGCAGTGCTGTAGTACCAATTTGTACCATTAACTGGATTAGTTGCAGGAGCACCTTCATTAGCAATATATGTAATTGGTGTCCAAGCTGATAATTGAGACCAATAAGTTTGTTTAGGTGTCCCACTAAAGTAAGCCCAATCAACAATTGCTCCAGAACCAGATACTGTTTTTACAATAATAGATAGATCGTTAGTACCATCGTCACCGCCTATATCGGATCCTGCAAATGTCACAATTTCGTTTGCTACATAACCAGTACCTGAAGTAACTTTATTTATAGTATAAGATATGCCATTTTCATATATAGAAAATGTTGCACCAGAACCAGAACCGGTGCTAGTATCCTGTGACACAGAGTTGTTAGTAAAACCGATTAAATCACCAAAAGTAACTTCTGAATCCGATAGACTAAAACCTATATCTGCTAATGTTCCGTTGCTTTCTCCGTTAACAAAATCTGTCAAGTAAATTGCGCCGCCCAAAGTATGTTCTAATTGAATTGCCCCGGAAGCGGTTACACTTATATTAGTATTAGGAATACCAACAGATGTCCAAGCTGTTACAAAATCGGTCGCAGTAGTTGATCCTGAAGGTATAGTATAAATTGTTGACAGAGTACCTGAGCTATCAGTAACTCTTGCATATAATGTACAATTTACAGGATTTAATACAGGATTAGTTACTGATCCAACTGCTATATAAGAACCTGTACTAGACTTATTCCAATATTGAGTTGCTGCCCACGGATTTAAATCTGATCTAATACCATATGTTGCAACTACGGTCCCAACTGAAATGTCGCCGCCACCTGTTGAACTTAAATCTGCTATAGCGTTATTTAAACCAGGGTATTTATTAACTGTCTTGCTTACCCAAGTGTCAGTAGACGCTGAGTACACAGCCATTTGCAAATTCATACCAGAACCTAGTACGCTAGTTTTAATCCAAACACTACCTGCTGGGTGTGGGAAAAGTTGACTTGATGTCCATAATGGCATATTTGCAGATGTTCCATAATATGTGTCAGGTGCAAAATATTGTTTTGATAATATACCCATATCAGCCAATGGCGTATTGATACTTTCTGATAGTGTCAAATATGTATTCACATCAGGCTCACTATATGCTATACTTAATTTATTATCAATTAGTCTAGCAGATAGATATGTTATATTCAATCCGTTAATACTAGCCGCAACATCTGTTACAGTATCACCTGAACCAATTGTAATGGTCACTGTTAATAAACCGTTAATGTTGATAGTAAAAGCATCTCCATTAGTTAATATAGGATTTGAGACTGTGCCTGTTACTACAGGGACAGATGCTTTCCATGCTTGAGAACCTAATTTAACCCATGTATTTAATGAATTTTTATAAAAGTACGTAGCGTTTGAATATTGCCCATTTTCAATTTCGTTTGCTATTACTGCATAATTTCCAATATTACCTACTGTATCAGCAGGATAATTATCTTGAATATATTCTGAATCTGTAATTACAATTGGGGTTTGATTAACAAATTTGCCAGTTGAGCTATTAAATTCATAAATTCCCCATGATGAATTAGTTGTATCTAACCAATATGTACCATCAGTTGGATCGCCTAAAGGACGACTTAATGAACCGACTAAACTGCCTAAATCAATATCTGCTCTTAATACATAGCAACGATTTGTAGCACCCAATAAAGAATAGGTTGCTAACAAGCCATATTCATTTAATTCGTAACCCTGAATTGGTGTACCGTTTGTAGTCTTGTAAAAGAACGGGGTACCAAACAAGTTAACCAAGTCACGTTGACTTGTTACTTGATATAATTTATTTGCATTTGCGGCTGTTGTTGCTGCCGCTACTCCTGTGCCTGCTGCATTAGCTTTGTTTTGCGCCGTTGCTAAGACTACAAGAGGAACTGAACTTGAGGCTGCTGGTAAATATTGACTCTGGTCAATGATTGTTACTTCTACGCCTGGTGATACTAGTGCCATGTTAAATTTCCTTTATGTTATGATTATGAGGGTTAACGCCCTAACGTATTAATATTTAGTACATATCATAAAAAAAGCACCAATAACTGTACCTTTAAAGGTTTCTGGGTTAAATACTGTATGATTAGACCCGTTTGCAAAGAATGCAATAAAAATCTATGTGCGGTAAATTATATACGCAAAGAAAAGACATACTATAGGCGTATGTGTGATGAGTGTGGCAGAAAGAAAAACAAGAAAAAGCCAAGAACCCCAAGTTGGCAAAAAGCAGGATATAAGAAAAAACCCGCATGTGATGTTTGCGGGTTTAAGTTTTTGTATGTATCTCAGTCTACCGTTTACCATACCGACGGTAAACTTGAGAATAATCAATATACTAATCTACGAACTGTCTGCTTGAATTGTATAGAAGTTATAAAACGAAAAGAAGTCACGTGGCGTAAGGGTGACTTAGAGGTTGATTATTGATTCGACTTGAGTATGCAAGTCATCTATCGAACCATCATTGTTTAAGTAATAGTCATATTTTAATCCAACGCTACTGTACTCGCTTGCATGTACTTTTTGTTTGTCTAGTTTAGTTTTACTCAATGACCACAATGAATTACCATTTGGGCCACGATTGTATGCTATTGCGGCATCATACCATTTAGGTTTTTCACCCCGCTCAACTCTTATTGAAGTGCCGCCGGCATTTTTGATAGCATTCACTTCATTGGCAAAACGACAATCAGTAATTACGATGTTGTCTTTAGTTTTACGTAATTGATTTTCTACACTTGCTACCCAGATATCATTGTGAAATCC